GTCCCATGGGTGGGACCCTGGTCTTATTCACAATGCGTCATAGATCAAGAACGAATGCTTTAGTGCAATCTGTGATTGGTCCGTTTAACCAGACTTGGGTTGGTCACAATAGTTATATTGTGCCCGCCAATTCTGTTAATCATATCAGTCACAAAGACACTGAAGATATGTCAGATGATCCCACTGGGGATCGTCGTGCCGTTAAGGCCGTTACTCATATTCGAGAAGTTATTAACAATATTAATATTGATACTAACACTCTCGTTTCCGGATCAGATACTTTTATCTCATTCGGTAGTAACTGTTGGTGGCATATATGGGGTGATCCTGGTTCCACTATGGAATCCAAGTACATCCGACATTCGTATCCTGACACTGAAGAGAACCTTGTCAGAGCAACTCAGCATGACTTCTACAATACTAACGTTGTTGATAACTTCGTTAATTTGTCGGAGCTTGATGATTTGCTTCCTTCAGGTTTCTTAAAGCAGGCTAAAACTCTTGGAGGTATTCTTGCGAATGCCCGCCGAGTGAAGTCTGTTAAGGGTAAGTTAGGTAAACTATTCAGAACTAGTAATGCACTAGTTTCTGATGGTTACCTTTATTACTCCTTCGGGATAGCTCCCCTGATATCTGATATGCGGAAGATGTCACGCGCTGTTTCTCATTTTAAAGAGAAACTTCAGAAACGCGTGGCTTCTGCAGATCATCCTATCAGTGTACATCGTTCTCTCGTCGGCTCGGTAGACCAAAATCTCTATCTTGACCTCGGGAAGCCCGGTGGCTATCAAGTGACTCCTGGTGACGGCGGTTGTTGGACGGCGGAAGTTTCATCTCCCATCGTTCCTACTCTCGTCTGCACTGTTAGAGGCACTCGGTCTGTTCAATTCCATTCTCCTGTTTTTCAACAGTTGGATAATTTGATAGATCGATTTGGCTCTGCCGGACCAGCCACTTTCGCCTGGAATAAGATTCCTTATTCCTTTGTGGCGGACTGGTTCGTGGACATATCATCTGTTCTTGATCGTATTGATAACTCCCTTACGGGATCTACCAAGAAGATTCAAGACACATGCATTAGTCAGAAGTATCAATTCCATGTGAAGATACAAAAAGTACCTCCTAATGGTAGTACATCTGACAATATGGATGGCCAGGTGATTGGCATTCGTGACTATTATCTATATACCCGTAAAGCTGCTGGGAGCATTCCTTTGATTGCTCCTAGTGGGATCTTCGGAAAAACTCAAGCGGCCCTTTCGGCCGCCTTGATTAGCCAATTGGCTACGAAGGTTTCTCGTCGTTAGATAAAAGTCCAACAACAACATCATGAATAATGATCTCACCATCAGTACGTTAAGCTTCAACATGGTGTACTCCGATAAAACGGGGTCACTACGTCGCGACACCTCTCGTGGAGCAACTTTGCCCACGGAGCTCCTGATTAAACATCAGGACTACGTTGACTCGGCCACAAAACAGCCGGGAAAGCGTTCAGTCGTTCGGCTTGACTATTACATGACGATGACAGACGGAGTTATCCGTCCTGTCAGCTTGTATGCCGTATGCACTCGTCCCAATGATCCGTTGGTTACGACCACGATCCTCAATTCTATTGAGGCGATGCTCGTTAACCTTCTTCACGGGACTTCCAACACGAGTGGCCTTGATCTCAAAGATGAGATTTTCGGCAATCGTGAACAGTAGTCTTGTCTCCAGGATCATGCAACTTCCTCCGAAGCTCATTAAGAGCTTCAAATGGGTGTTGCTTGTTTTCCTGTTGTATCTCCGCAAGAAGTATTTCTCTTCGAGTGGCGATAGTTAAGATCATACTCTGTAATGGAGTACTAGTGTCGAGTCACATTTCTCCATCCTATATAGGATCGTTTGATTTGTGTTATAACTCGATTCGGCTCAAGCAGACAGTCTAAGTCATATGACCACAGATGTTGTATTAAACATATACCTCAGCCTGCTAGCAGACGTCTGTGAAGTTACCAAAGTTCCACTTGGAACCCCAGGTGACATCACTTATGATTGGGTGCTTAAAGAAGCTCCCAAGCTAGATAAAGCATTGCTAATGTACCTTGAAGGAACGGACTCTTCCGAGCCCGCCTTCCCAGATTGGATTAAACCTCTCTGGGATCGTTTCAAATCACAAAGTGATATTGAATGCCTTCGCGGTATTAGGCAGTTGCTTCTATTCTGCTATAAGATCGAACATGAACCTAATGATGATCAGCTCAAAGAAAGTCAAACTTCTTTTGAGCTTGTGGACGAAGGGGTTTCTGTTTGGGATCAGGTTTTTCCTAACCTCTCTCAGACTCCTCTCCTCCGTACCGCTCGTCAGATTGTTGGCAGGGTTATTTACCGTGTCAACTGGCGTGAGATACTCCCTTCCCATGGACCCGGTGCGGTTTTTCCGTCCCGACTCCCTTGGAACAAAAGTGAGTTTCTCACTATCTACCCATCAATAGAACAATATTACCCTTATTTTGAGTATTTTTGCGGTATTCCATCCTTTTGGGATACTGCTAGATCTCATCCTAAGTTTGATATTGCTCATTCGCCTATCACGGCGAAACTTGTTGCTGTTCCGAAAGATTCTCGTGGACCACGCTTAATTTGCGTTCATCCATCTGAATCTATCTGGATTCAACAAGGTTGCAGGGATATTCTCGAAGCTGCCATCACCTCCCCTTCATCTCCTTGCTATGGAAAAATTAATTTCCATGACCAGTCGGTGAATGGGAAGTTGGCTTTGTCTTCTTC